TTTGAAAAGATGCTCGAAGAGCAAAGCATTAAATTAGATGGTAGGTACTAGCAAATGAGTAAGATTAAACAGCTTGTAAAAAAGCATGTAACGGAAAGCTTAGAAGTAAAATTCACGGCTGAGTCAGACAAGGCAACGTTTTTCCAAGAGTCGCCAGACTGTATTAACAATGTTGCCTTTTATCTAAACTCTAACGGATCAAAGATTCCCCTGGGCAGTTTGTTTCCAATGTATAGCACGGATCACGGAGAACGCCGCACATCGAAGCGACAACTTTTAAAGGGTGAGCAATACAGCCTTGAAATCACTGCAACAAAAGAAAAGGCGCTGGCGAAGATTGGCGTATTTTGGGGAGAGTAGAATGAGCAATCAATTAGCCGTTCGATCTAATGCCGTAGCACAAGTAAAGCGCATAATTCGTGGTGACTCTAGCGAAGATATTTATGATATTGCGCGCGCTACGTTGCGAGAGTTCAGCTTAGACCATCTTCACAACATTGAGTCAAAAATTGACAGAACGGATCCACGCCGCGAGAGAATGACTAGCGAGCAGGCTCGAAGTGAAATAATGACAACGTTTTTGAACTTTGTAGACTTCCCCGAACTTTTCCGAGATGTAGCCTCTAGTGTGTTACTCGAAAAATGGGGCGGTATTCCTGGTACGTGGGCGAATTGGGTTAGAGAAGGCGAGCTTGATAACTTTCACTTTAATAACATAATCACTGCAGCGCTGTTGCCAGAACCCAATAAAGTGAATGAACGCGAAACTTACAGACGATTTGACTCGCTTTTTGGTGAAGTGGCTAACGCTTCCCTTTCTACATATGGTGATATTTTAGCCATACCCAGACAAACGTTAATAAACGGTGCCCA